GCCTTGACCACCACCGACCCCTGAACGAAGGCATTCAGGGTGCCCAAGTCCAGGTTGTTGACGATGGCGGTGGCGTTCATCATCGGCACGTCCATCGACTGCGCCGACCCGTCGTTCCAAGCCAAGGTCGCCTTGACCACGTCGCCACCCGACCCAGCCGTCGTGGTCTTCAGGTAGAAGGCCAACCGGTAGAGCCCCGCGCTGGAGGCGTTGCCCGTGAGCATGGTCTGGGCAGCGAGGCTGTTCGTCTGAGCGGTCAGGGCGATGGTACCCAAGACCCCTGAGGCTGCAGCGGTGTTGCCCACCAAGACCACCGAGCCCGCGGTGTCTTGGAACTTCTGCGCCCGGGTAGTCCCAGCGGTGATCCCCGACAAATCGAACCGCATCTGCTTCGTGGTCGACGAGTTGTCTTGGAACGTCGTCCCAGTGCCAGTATTGCAGCGGATCTTCGTGCTGGTGAGCAGGGTCTTGTTGCTGACGTCATCGGCGTTCGTGGCGAGCAAGAACGTGCCACCCGAGGTACCCGTGGGAAACGAGAACACCGCCCCCGCGTTGATGCCGGCCCAGTTCACCGTGGCGATGTTCCCGCTACCACTGTCCTTGATGGTGAACTGGTCCACGAACCCATCAGCATCGAAGGTGATCGACCCGCCAGACAGCGTCAGTGCAGTGAAAGACGCTGCCCCCGTGTTGTCGATGTAGGCGACCACCGACCCCAGTCCCAGGTCCCCGGTGCCCGAGAACACCGTGATGCCATGGCCCAGATACACACCCGAGGTCGCTGCGACTTGAGCGAGCAAGGCTCCCGTGCTCACGGTGACGATCTTCAGCACCGACACATTCCAGATACCGCTCTGGTCGATGAACCCCACCAAGTCCCCGCCGAACCTGCGCCACTCCTGGATGTTCCCGCTCTGCTCCACAGCCTGAACCGCTGCAGCATTGGAGCCTGGCCTCACCGGAGCATTGCCGAAGACCGATTGGGATGACCCGTTGGGGACCTGTCCCGAGGTGATGCGCGACATGCCCTGCGAGACATCCCGTGCCCATGCGTCGATGATTCCGAACATGTTCCGCAGCCGGTTGGAGAAGTCCGGGGCCGAGGGGTCCGGTAACGAGGCGAACGGGATCCCGTTAAAGTCCTTCACGTCCCCGCCTGCTCGGGACCGAGATTGCGTGAACCCAGAATGATGAACTCCTGCTGGAAGTCGTGTCCCGTCGCCGTGATGTTGGCACTCACCTCCAACCCTTCGACAACTTTCTTGGGGCTCACCTTGTGCAACACTTGGCCCTGAAGGGCAATGCTCTTGGTGCCACTAAACTGGACAGGGCCAGTATCATTGGTCTTCGTACCGATGAAGAAATAGTTGATCGTGGCATCGGCAAACTGGTTGTCAGCAGCCTGTCCGCAGTAGCCGTAAAGGTCGTCTAGCGTCCATTCCCCAGTAACCCCGGCAGCGTAGATCCTGCGCGTCCGGTACCTGAGCCCCTGACTATTAGACGGGATGTTCAAACCGGTCTCGAAGTAGACCGAGCCTGCTCCAGCGGCTGTCGTTCCTGCAGCAGTGCCCCCGTAGCCCGTGTAGATGGCCGTACTGCCATCATTCATCGCTACCGCCCACGCTGATTCCAAGCTGGCGAAGTTGGGACTGGTGAAGTTCCGGTGATTGACTGGACCCGAGAACTTGAAGTTCCCCTCGCGGTCGATGTCCTCACGCGCATAGCTGGCATGGAGGCACTGGTAGGTCTCGCTCCCATAGCCCGTGTCGGCACGGAAGTAGAACAATACCTCCCGGTTCTCGGGATCGTTCAGGAGCGCGATGGGAGTCTTGACCGCGTTCAGCGGCTGGTAGAGCCGCCAGTCCTGGTTCTTGCTCCGGGTGATGAAGTTGAAGCCATCCGTCGTATGGATGCCCTTGTTGGAGACAAATGCCAGCAGCTCCGATTCCCCGTCGATGGTCAGGGTCGTACAGCACATGGCGTTGACGATGCCGTAGAAGCGGGAAATGACCTCGGTGGCCTTGCCGCGGTCGAAGCTCGAATCCCGCTCCGAGGGCAGGTAGTTCACCCGGTGGAGCGAGGTGTTCAAACCCACCACGAGCCGGTTGTTGACGACCCGGATGGCCTTGACCTGATCGTTCTCCCGGGTCTCGAAGTCCACGTAATAAGTCGGCGGGAAGTACTCCGGCTCTCCCGGAGCCGAGTAGCGGATCACACTCGGGTTCGAGACATCGTTCACCACCAACTGGTCCTGGAACAGGTCTCCCGTGTTGGAGGAGGGCGGTGGGAAGTTCTTCGCCACCTGCGCCGTGATGTCCCCGAACGTGTACACCACCGTGGGGAACTGAACCGTCGAGTCGATCGACGCACCGTAGTAGACCGTGACCTTGACGTAGTCGACGCCGATGGTCGTGTTCGCCTGACTCACGGTCAAGACGACCATGAAGCTGGTATCGAAGTCGGTATCCGAGAGGCTGAACTCATTGGTCGGGAACCAGCGGTCATCCGAGCCGCCCAGCGACAGCAGCGTCGGCGCCCCTGCATTGGTGCTGGTGATGAGCCCGGCCTTAGAGGCAGCGATGTCCACGTAGTGGGGACGACTGCCGAACTTGGCCGTGTTCTTCATCAGGAAGTGACCGTTGGTCGGATTGCGCCTGCCAATGGTCACCGTCACCGAGGCCGGAGCTGATCCCGAAGAGACATAGCCCTCGACATCGACCTTGACGCCCTTCACCTGGCCCTTGAACGAGCCGAGCGTGAAGTTGTACGCAGACTGCTGCACCGCGATGACCGACGCGCCCACCGCTCCCGAGGCGTAGACAGCGTTGTCCGAGGCCATGCTCGAGGCACTGGCGAACCCGAAGTAGAAGCCGGACGCATTGAACGATGCCGGGAAGCTGGAGGCTGAAGCCACTGCAGTCGTGTCGGCATGGGACGAGGCCCCGGTGGACAACTCCGCGATCATGAAGCCCACCGGGAACTTCTTGTCGGTCAGGAGATCCTTCTTGGGGCTGCGGTAGGTGCGCCAGTGCGTCGTCAACGCATTCCGAAGCGTCGGCTGCTGGATGAGCGGCTGCTGCCCCGTGGAAGTTACGAACACGGTGCTGACGCCGTTGTCCGACGAGTAGGCGGACTCGAGGATCACCTCGGCATCGTCCTGCTTGAACTTGGCGACCTCGGTGGTCCAGTACTCGTAATACCCGGTCACCGTCTGCGAGAACGCGCCTGCTGCCGTGGTGACGTTCGGGGCCGCTTCCACAGGGAGCAGGCCATGGCTCCGGGTCGTGAGCGCCGACCCCACGCTCGTGGCAGACAGGTAAGCCACCAGGTTGGTGCCGATGGCCGAAGTATCGGCTGACGCTCCGTTCATGAGGAAGAAGCGGTTCCGATACTGCACCACCTCGAGACTCGTTCCGGAGGCTATGGTCGCTAGGTCAGCGAACGTCCCTGCCGAGGCCGTGGCGAGCGAGGCGTAGCGGTACTTCGTCCCCGCCATGCCTATGAGATAGAAGTCGCCGTTGTCGAAGTGGATGTCCCTTAAGCCTGCGACCGCCGTGGCGCTGGCCGTCACCACACCGAACTGGATGCGACCCTTGGCGTGGCACAAGGCCGCAGCACCGTTTCGGTAGACCAGGTTCCGCATCCCCTGCAACTGCCCGGGGGCCAGGAGCACGGGGTCTCGGTCTGTGACCAGTCCGCCGGTCAACGGCTCTCGCATCCGGCCCATGGCTAGTAATCCCAGCCCGTGTACCCGACCGTATTGTCGCCGTAGTTCCCGAGTCCCGAGAACTGCCCGGGGATCAAGCGCAGGTCCTCGTCCGGCTGCCGCGTCTGGCTCTGGATCATGGTCTTAAGACCCTCTTCAGCCAGAGCCAACCACGTCTGAGACCGTTTCTCCGGCACGTCCGCCTTGTCCGTCAGGAAGTGCCACTTGGCCCACGACATGAGGTACAGCTCGAAGTCTTGCGGGATGTCGAGTGTCGCCGTGTCCCCGGTGCCCAGCACCGAGTCCATCATCGCCATGCGGCGGTAGTAGCGAACTTGAAGCACATCGGCCCCAGCGGGAGACGGCAGGAGCCGCACCTTCCCCCGAGAGCCGAACATGAAGACGTCGTAGTAGTAGACGCTCGAGTTGTCCTGCTCGCTGGAGATCGACCGGTCGTAAAGTCTCCGCCCGACCGGGATCAGGTAGCGCTGCGAGCCCAGGAGCCTGAAGTTGTAGGGAGCGCGGAAGTCGGAGGCCAACGGATACATGTCACGGGTGAACCCAGCCGATGCCGTGGCTGTACCGGTGAACCCAGTGGTGAGGCCGTAGATGCCGAACCCACTCGCTGCCGTCGCCGATACTCTCGTTCCGACCCCGAAACCACTGCCGACGACGAAGTCATCGACGACGATACCGTGACCTGTTGGGCAGGCCGCCGAGGCCGCGCCCCCGGAAGCGGTGATACCCGTCACGGTGAACGGCGCGATGACCCGTATCGGGGCCATTTCGGCGAGCGTGAAGTTCCAGTTCGCGCGGTTGTTGAAATGCTGCAGCGCTGCATTGAGCGAGTTGCCAGCGCGATTCAGCATCTCCGTGTCGGCTGATGCGCCGACGGAGTCCGCGATCTCCTGGCAAGCGGCGCTAACCGCTTT